TAATGTCACCTGAGGTAACACTATACTTCTCCTCAACATATTTCATAAATGTTGGATCTTCCAAAATAGAAGTCCAGAAATCTTTTGTATCAGTATCTTTGATTCGGTATTTTTTATCTTCAACTTCACCAGTTTCAGCATTGACCTTAGAATACCAACCATTACTTGGTTTTACAACATGTTTCGATTCAAGGGCAATGTCAAGTAAGCCAGACCACTTGCTAATACCGCCGTCAAAAGATACAGAAACAGGTATTTTAGATTTTTCTTTAACATAACGTGATTTTTCTACATTGATAATGAAATTGTAACCGACAATCTCGGTGCCTTCTTTTTCTTGTTGGCGACCAAGAATGAAAATATTATCGGCAGAATAATAAGAACCTGTACCACCACCTACAATGTCTTTAGGAAACATTCCGATTTCTTTGTAGGTGTGATTGACAACAACCATTGGAATATCTTTTAGGGACAGATGTGGTGTGACCATACGAAACAAAGATTTAACCTGTTTAGCACGGCTCATATCAGCCACAGATTTTCCATCTAATGCATCTTCAACTTCTTTCTTGGAAGCAAGATTACCAATCGAATCAATAACTATGATAAGATGTTCACCACGTTCCAATTCGGTCAGTTGTTTCATTATGTCGAATTTGAGTTGCTCAATATCCGTAAGAGGAGTATGGAGCACCCGGTCTGTGTCAATACCAAAAGAATCAAAATAAGACTGCGGAGTACCAAACTCCGAATCATAGAATAGTAAAGCTGCATCTTCGTATTTGTCCATGTAAGATTTTGCCATCAATAAACTGAATGCTGTCTTAAAGTGTTTTGATGGACCTGCCCACATTGTAAGACCGGGAGTTAAACCTCCGTCGAGTTTTCCTGATAGTGCAACATTGATAATTGGCACCGCAGTTGCAATCATATCCTTGTTTGTAAAGAATTTTGATTTTGATAGAATTGCAGAATCTTTAATGCTGCTGTTTTTTTTGATTTTATCTAATATACTCATATTGTTCCTTAATTAAAAAAGTCATCTAATGTCGTTTGTTTCTCTGTTGACCATCCCATGCAATCCAAGATAATCTTAATTGGTTCCAAGAAAGTCTTTTCGAATTGTGTATTGTAATCGATATATTTTGAAATGTCAAATTCTTTCGGCAATCTTGTTGGGTAAGATATAACCGTGTCTTTGAATGGGTTTGGCATAATCAAATATGAAAACTTAATCTTCTCACCTTCTTGAATCAAAGGATACTTCTTAGTCAACTTCATTTCTTTGAGATAATGGTTGTAAAGAATTGCACCTTTGACATGAATTGGTGTACCAGATTTGTACAAACTATTACTATCGGAGTATTTACTTAGGCCATTTAATCCGCGAGGAAATGAAATGTCTTCTGGTGGTAATCCAATAAAGTGCTTTCTAAAATCTGCAATAAACTTGTGCATGTCCAATTCTGTGCCAGAAATCATAATCTGAATAGATTCTTTCATCTTTGACCTCACAGCCGCAGGCGTGGAAGACTTAATCATTTCAAGACCCATGACCTTCAAGTCTGGTTCATTATAACGAACGCCTTCATTATCATACACATTCATAATGTAACGCTTCTTGGCAGTCCAGATACCTTTGTCTGCAAGAGCTTCACGTTTCATCTGCATCTTCTGTGCATAGCCATGGACATATTCGGCTAATTCATTGAATGACTTATCAATGTACGGTTGAATTTTATCTTCACAAACTTTATCCATGAAATCAATAACTTTGGTCTTTGGCATAGAAACTACACCATCAACACCATAGACTTTATTGACCAATGGTCCAAGTTTCAAGTAAATCGAATCTGTGTCGGATGCAATAACATAATCACTATCTTCTGTTGACAGAATCTTGTTCATGTATTCGTTGATTTTATTTTCAATCCATCGAATGGATAACTGACCAGCGGTAGTAACACCCAAAGCCATACGCAAGTCATAAAACCTAAAATACTGAGAACCAAGAGCACCATAAGCAGAGTTAAGTGAAACTTTCTTCGCCAATTGTAGATTATTAAATCGTGCAATTCGTTTTTCGATTTCATATTTTTTGGAATCATCTTTTTCATTTTCATAATCCTGTTTGGCGTTCAACATCATCTTCTTGAATTTCTTACGGTCTTGATACATTTCATCCATCATCTTTGGCAAGAAACCTTGAATGTCTGTACGAAAGAATTGACCATTTGGTGTGATAGTTACACCAGACAATTTAGATAAGTCTATTTTACGATGCAACATCTTTTCAACATCAACACCTTGAGAAAGAACCTGACGCATATCGTCTGTGTAGTCTTCCGGTTCAATCAAAGTTTCTGGTGAAATATTGTACTGCATCATCAAGTGTGGATACAGAGAATTCAAGTCAAATGATGCAACCCAATCGTGAGCACCAACTTGAACTTCTTTAACATATGCACCGGCAAACATTCCATCTTTGTCGTGTGATTCTTTTGGCGGAACAATAATGTTGTCTTGCATCAACCTGTTATAAGTGAGTGCATCCCACATGCGAGTCTGTGCAAAGATGTCCTCATAATTGCATTTCGTATCATATGCAAGAGTTAGGCCTAGTTCCAACAATTTTAACTTTTCTTCAAGCTTGATAATCAGTTCAACGTCTTTGATGTTGTACTCAATAAACTTTTGATAGTTCAATCGATACAATTCATGCAAGTTATCATATTCATCATATGACAGTTTAGTTTCACCAATCTCAGCTGAAGCAATTGCGTCCAAACGATAAGACTCCTGTGATTTACCATCAGGAGCATACCATTTGTACAGTTCAATATAGTCGAGTGAAGAAACACCCATAATATCGTATGCGGTCATAGGACGGCCGTTGATAATAGTCTTTCGTTCACCAATGTATTTCCATGGTGACAGTAGTTTAGTTTCTTCTTCACCAACGATTTTGCGGAAACGATTAATCAGATATGGAATATCGAAAAACTTTGTATTCCATCCAGTCAAAACATCAGGACAGTTATTAGTCCAATGTTTTAAGAATCTTTTGCACAAAGTCCATTCATCTTTACATTTAACGTACACTTCATTGCCTTGTACAACATAATCGCCGCAACCAAACACCAATGTAAGTCCATTGATATATTTCAAACAGATTGCTGTGATAGGTTCATTTGCAAGATAAGGATCAGGGAAACCATTCTCAGAACCAACCTCAATATCGACTACGCCAATAACGACCTTATCTTGTTCCCAATCGACCATACCTGGATGTTGTTCACCGATGAAGGCATACTCATAACGATTGTTTCCATAGATTTTTGGTGCACCGGCAACATCTTTAAAACCCTTGATATATTCACGAGCTTCATTAATGTCATCGAAACGCTTGCGGTCTAGAGTTTTACCATCAAGTGTTTTATACTTGCCGGTTTTGCTTCTAATATAGAGTGATGGTGAATAGTCAACTCTTTGTTTGACTCTTTTGCCATCTATAACGCCTCGGTACAGAATACTGTTACCAAAGCATTGTACATTTGTATAAAATCTCATTAAATGATTAGTTGTTTTGTTGGTGGAAGAACAATACCTGCACCAAATATTTGTTTATAGTTAGTGATAAAATCTTCAGCAGGAGTGTAGTGATATACTACATGTTTTTTAGGCAAAGAAATGATACTTCCTTTTACTTGTTCCGAATGAATAGGAAATGGTGCAAAACCTACATTAGGTTGACCATTCTGTCCACGGACAACTGCAATACCAACAGGATTTTCGATAATCCATTCTATCTCTGTGGATGATTGCACTTCTCCAAGAACTTCTTCACCTGTGATTAGTTTTAAAACGATTATGTCCATTGTGTGTCCTTTATAAATAATGGCTGATTTGATTCGATAGTATACTATTCTTTGTCAGCTTTGTCAACATTTTATTGGTATACTTATGACTACATTTTGGTCCATTGCATTACTTTCTGCTGGAATTATTTCACCAAATATTCAATATATTGGACGTTTTCAAAATGAAACGCTCTGTCAGAAAGCTGTGGAAGTTTTAAAAGTTCAACAATTTCCACAACAAACAAAAGCAATATGTGTAGAATTTCCTGAGCCTCCAGAACCGCCAGCAACGCCGCCACCAAAACCACCATCACAATCGATTAGTTCCAAGGATGCAAAGAAATGATTGATCCGTTTACCGCCTTTGCTATAGCGCAAGCAACAGTGGCCGGAATAAAAAAAGCAGTCGCGTTAGGAAAAGATATAAACGGCCTAATAAACGAATTTAGCAAATTTTATAATGCTGCAGATGAAGTACATACTGCCAGTGTTAAATTAAAAGTCCAAAGCATCAGGATGAGTGATGCTCAAATTAATTCTCAGGCTTTACAAGTGGCTATGCACTCAAGAGCATTACGCCAACATGAAAAGGAACTTAAAGATATTCTGTTTTGGTCTGGCAATTCTGATGTTTATTATGAAATGCAGGCTGAACGCAAACGCATGATAGAAGAAAGACAAGCTGAAGATAAACGCATAGAAGAACAAAAACAAAAAGACCGTGAAGCCAAAGCCCGAGCCATGATGGCCACATTATGGATGATGGGTTCTCTTTGTATTATTATACCTTTATGTACAATTTTATTTCAGCTGATAACTGTTAAGCATCTTTAATAACATCTAACATTTTATTTTTGAAACCTAATCTGAATTCTTCATCACGCAAGAATACAGCAACATAATCATTCCAAGATTCAGATGTATCCGTAAATGATTCAAGTAGATGAACTTTCATGTGATTTTTTCTACCCCATTTTGTTAGAGCAAGGCCTGCATCAGGATAAAATCTAAAACAATCAATTGGATGACAATGATAACCACCTGCGCTAGGTGCATTCAAATAAAATACACCATTTGGTTTTAATACACGCATTATTTCTAAAAAAGTAATCCAAAAGAAACAATCATGTTCAAAACAACTTGAAGAAATTACAACATCAACGGAACCAGTCTCAAAAGGAAATGTGTAAACATCATCTGGATTGTCGGTATGAATTTGGTCTATACTTCTATAATCAAATCCAACAGAACCAGCTTTATCTTCTAAAGTTTTATCGGAATTAACACCAATTTCTAGAACGAGTGGTTTATAATTCTGATTTCTTGTATAATATTCAGCGTAAGTATCAAAAAACAAACAAGCGATTTTTGCTGCTGAAACGTGCATATTGTTCTTTCATTTAATTAATGGAGCGGGATGAGAGAATCGAACTCTCGACCGAAGATTGGAAATCTGCTGTTTTACCATTAAACTAATCCCGCTAAAATGGGATTCTCACCCAATTGACTCTAAACGAGTTGTTGATAGTCATCTTTCATACTATCCATGTTTGGTTGCGGAGGATGGATTTGAACCACCGTTCTCTAGCTTATGAGACTAGCGGGGACGGCCGAACTCCCCTACTCCGCGATATTATATATGTTCTTTTTGGTACGGGTACCCGGACTTGAACCGGGACACACAAGGCGGCAGATTTTAAGTCTGCTGTGTCTACCTATTCCACCATACCCGCAATCATTTATAAAATTTTAAAGCTACAGTAATTCTAGGATTACTCCTAAAACTTGTTGCTCTATGTGGAATTTTACCATCAAAGATAACTAATCTTCCTGGTTTAGCTTTTATTCCAACTATGTTATCATCAATTAAAAACTGAGTTTCTCCACCTTCATTTATGTTATATTCTGGATTAATGTAAAACAAGCAAGTGATAACAGGACCATCATTATGAAAATAAGGATTCTCATTTGGTAAAAATAAATTTACATAGCATCTCTGGAATGTTGTTTCTTTAATTGCATCATAGTGTTCAATTATTTTACTATAAAATATGTTAAACAATTCTCCGGTTTGTGATAATTCTAAAACCATTCCTGTTGGTGGTGTATCGATATTATCAACTTCTCCATAAGAGAACCTTTTAACATATAAAATTCTTTTGTTTAAATCCAAATTTTCTTCGGCAGTAAAAACGGAATCATAAACATTTAACATTTTATGATTCCGTAAATTACAATACTTTGTAACGGTCATCCATAATGGTTTTAAGCATTATAGATTCTGGCGTAAATTCATCGGTTGAACCCGCTAGCAATGGTTTTACGATTGCTGGTGAGAAACCAGAAATTAACGCAGTTCCAGACTCATCAAACTTCACAGGTGCATTACCATATGAAGCATTCAAGTTCCAGAATACAACTTTTGGCACATTGTATCCAGCAATTTTATAAGAGCGTTCAATTGCTTGAAGAGCTCCATCATCATACTTTATACAAGCGTCAAATTGCATATCTGACAGAATCAACACCATCGCTGGCATTTCTTCTTGTGGAACATTACCTTCGACAGCAACATCCAAGATTTTCTTGAATGCAGCCACCAAATTTGTGTTCATTCCCCAATCAGATTGAACCATTTGGTTAATCTTTTGGTTA